GACAGACTGCGCCAACGAATTCAACGCCGCAGCCGTCAGCCGCTGCCCCTTGGCGAACTTCTCCGGATGTTTATCGCCCAGCGTCATACTTGCGCCGTCCACAATGTGTTAAAGTTGAACGTTTGGAACATCGGGTCATCAGAGTCTGCCGACAACACACGGTCGTAGTCTGCAGTGTCGTCACGCCACTGATGGTTCCAGCCGTAAACCACATTCGCTTCGGGGTCGTTTGCCACTCGGGGCGATGTCGTCAATGCCTTCTGTGACTTTGCAGAGAATCTCAGTGTGATTTTCCGTGTACTGAATTGCCCATTTGTGCTGAGGGTGATTTCATCGGAGAAACCCTCAAACAGCAGCGTTTCCGGCCTGAATGTCTGCGGGCTGCCAGGCATTCGGAAATTGCTCTCGTTAACGCACCCCTTCATTCTCTCCAGCGTAATCCAGGGCACTGTCTGAACCTGATGCCATGTCAGTTCGTGCGTGCTGATTGCCTCGGGTATGATTGGCGTAACATCTGCCGGAAGTGCTTTGTTGTCCGTCTCCCACTTGCAGCTTCTGCCCAACACCGTCCTGAATTCCAGATTGCTCTGCTGCGTGTAGGTGCACCATGTGCCGGCAGGCAGTGGCGTCGGGTCGTTCGGGTCTTGCTGCTGTTCTTCGTCAATCTGCATCGGGCTGTAGGTGATTGTAATTTTCGCCAGCGTATCGTGCTTCAGTTGCTGCGTGTTCGGATCTGTGATCGACTCAACAACCGGCTTCGGTGTCAGCTTGTCAATCGTGAATTTGTCGGCTCGAACCGTCGGCCAGTAAGACGAATACGATGCCGGTTTACCGAAAACACCGCTGCTGTAATGCGCTGCAATGAATGCCCATCGGTCATCCCACGCCGTCAAAAAAATGCGGGTGAATGACAGTTCGCCGGACCTGTCTCCGGATTCCTGCGGACTGTCTTCGTGCTCAACAAATGCCGGGTAACTCATCTGCGTTTATCCCAAAATCGGAACAAGTGGCAGCCCTGTAATTCCTGTGGCAATCGCCCGCTGGACTTCCAGCGATTGCTTCGCCAGTTCAATCTGCTGCTTCTGCATTTCTTCCTGCTTCTTCGGTGCCAGTTGATCCTGCAGCCGCTGAAACATCTGCAAGGCTCCGCCGCGTTCGATCTGCACTTGCTCGGCTGCGGCTGCCATTGTTTGTTCGGCCATCGGTATCAATGCGGGTGCTGCCGGTCGCTCGATTTGCTGCCCCTGTTTTCGCTTCTCCGCTTCGCGTCCGGCCTCCTGCGCTGCTGTAATGCGGCCTTGCCTGATCAATGCCAGCTCGGCCTGCAGTCCCGGCAGAATGCCTGTCAGGTCGCTCGTGCTGCTTTTCAGTGCGGACTGCTGCAGTGTCGGCAGCTCCATCCGTTTTTCGCCACCGAACAACACACCCGGACTCATGTTGTGGGCAATGGCCTTTGCCGTATCAACGGCCATTGTGGCCATATTCGAAAAACTGTTGCCGATGTCACTCAGGACATTGGACGCCAGATTCTTCAGGCTTCCAAAAATGTAGCCGATTGCAAACCCCAAATCCTCCAGGTTGTTCCGCATCTCAGTCCATTTCGCCATTGCATTCCCGGCAAAGACGGCAGCCGCTGAACTGGCGTTGTTGATCGGCTCCACGATGCCTTGAATCGCTGAGACCATCTGATTTGCCATCGGCAGAAATGCGGTGCCAATCTGAATGGCCAGTTGCTCCACGCTTGTCCGCAGCTTACCCAGCATCCCGCCTGTTGTCTGTGCAATTCGCTCATTCATTCCCGCCAATCGCCCGCCGCCCGTGGTCAGACCCTCCAATGCCTGCCTCACCATGTCGTACGAAATCAGCCCGTTTTCCATGTCCTTCTTCAGGTCGACCATGCTCCGGCCTGTGGACTTGCTGATTTCAAACAACGGCGAAAACCCGCTGTTGATTAGCTGGTTGGCTTCCTGCCCCATCAGTCGGCCAGCCGCCTTCACCTGCGCCATACCACGCGCCAACAGCATCAGTTGTTCCGCATCGCCCTGTGCCACTTCTGTCAGATTTGTCAGGATGCCGAACGCTTCCTCAGTGCCCACGCCAAAATTCATCATCAGCTTTTGAGCCTGGGACAACTCCTGCAGACCGAAGACGGTTTTTTTGTCCAGCTTTCGCATATCATCCAGCAGCGTCTTCGCCTTCTCTGCGCTGCCGGTCAGCACCTCGAACGATATTGCGGTCTTCTCCGCATCCATCGTCAGTTGTGCCATCTTGACCGCCCCCGCAGTCACACCCAACGCCGCCAGCGTGCCGCCGATCCCGCTGAATGCACTCCGGATGCCAGACAACGCACTGCCCGTCCGCTTCGCCGCTGCGGTCATGCCGTCCATTGCAGATGATGCACGCCGCGCCTGCGTGTCTACCTGCCGCATCCCGTCGGCAGAAAAAATGACCTGTGCTTCCTGAACTGTCACAGCCATTACTTCGCGTCCTGTTGCTGCCAGATGTCTTCAGGGCACCACATTCCCGCCCACGCCAATGCCTGGTACATCGTCAGTGTGCCGATCTGCTCCGGCGTCCATCCGTACCGCTCGGACATATTACGGAAGATCGTGGCCCACGGAACGGTTCTGCGTGACGGCAGATTGACACCCCCGCCACCGGGTGATTTTAGTTTCCCAGCTCTGGCCGTTCTTCCGCCTTATGCAGCGCGTGAATGATGGCCTTGATATCGTTGAACCACTCGACGAAGTCGCAGCCCAACTGAATGCCGCGTTCAATCGGCAGCGAAGGCGGAAACTCCTCCGGATGATGCACGGACAACGCCCGCCAAACGGAATACCCGATCCCGCGCAACGATTCGTCAAACCGTTCCTCGTCCTGCAGTGTGGCAATCAAAGGACGTGCTGCCACGTCTGCTGCAATCTTGAATGCGGCTTGCCTTTGTGCAGGATCTTTGATTTCCTCCAATCCTGCATAGGGGCTGCCCATACGCTGCAGGATGGCCTGTTCTTTGAGCGCGTGATCGGCCAGCGTCCGAACCGCCAGCCGATACACTCGCCCGTCTTTTGTCAGCTCGATGGCCCGTCGGCCAATCAGATTGAACAACCCGTCCGCCACGGTTTCTACTCCTCAAAAGGTCATGCAATGATGTCAAACGCTGTGCCTGACTTCGACGGCGCACCCTGCCCGTCGAATGCGTAATCAATCGCCACCGGGTCTCCGCTGTCAGCGTCAAACGTGATCGGCCCGACTTCGGTGATGATGATGGTTCCGCTGATGTAGTCGTCAGAGTCTGCGTGGAACTGTGCCGCCACTTCGTCTCCGCGTGCCAGTGGCTGCGCCCCGCCAGCGTGCAGCATGATTGTGACAGTGCCGGACCACTCACCCACGCCGACCGTCGTTTTTCGCCAGCCGCCTGTGCTGTTCGTGGCGTACTTTGCAGACGCGCCGCCGATCGTCAGTTCCCACTTGCCTGTGTGGTCAACCTCGGTCGGAGTTCCGCCGGTCTTGAACGTCATGGACTTGCCGGTAAACGGTGTTCCTGCTGCCATTGTATCGTCTCCTAATTACGGTTTTGCGGTTGCTGAATAGAGAATACCAATTTTCAAATTCGTGACGGTCGTGGCCACGCCCAGGATCGTCACAAAGTCACCTGTGGCCAGATCGGCATAAGGTGCAATGCCTCCAGCATTCACGCTGCAGACATAGACCTCACCGACAGTGAAAGCCGAATTGAATGTCAGGTTTCCACCATAGCAGTATTGCAACGGCTGCCCATCGCTTGCCCCGTGCAATGCAATCCCAATGGCCTTGGATGATGCCAGGACATCCGCATCACATGGCTTCAGTTTGTTGCTGGCCGTCGTGTCTGCATACACCGGCTGTCCGGCTGTCACAGTCCCGCCGGCGGTGCCGTATCCAATCAGGCTGGTAGCGGTCTTCACCACGCTCGCCGCTGTTACTGAAACGTCTGCCATGTGTTCACACTCCCACGTGCATCAAGTCGAACTGAACCGCCGTCGTCCAGACGCCTGTTGCGTCGTCCTGTGTTGTTGTCATCTGCCCTGACGGCTTTGCGGTCGCAATCTCCACCGCGCTGCCTGTGAATCCCTGATTTTGCCAACTCGTGACGGCCTGTTGTGCAATGGCTTTGCTGCGGTCGTAATCAATCGACATGCAGCCCAGCGTCACCGATGTCCGCCAGCCCTGACTGCTGTTTGTCCGCCAGGCTGGCTCGCTGACCGCATCGAACACCACCAGATCGTCAAAATACCCATCATCATCCGCGTCATCGTCCAGCGTTTCAGCGTACTGATCGACACTGGCCACCAGCCTTTCAACCGGGACAAGGTCGCACAGTGCAGCCGTAGCGGCCCACCATTCGCCTATTGCCCGATCAATGCCAGTCTCTGCCATTATCGCACCGTCGCCTTTTTCTTGCCCGCCTGTGGCCTCAGTTGCTGCTTCAACGTGTTCCCGATTTCAGCCCCGAACATGTTCAGATTGTTTTCCACTGCCGGCTTCAGGAATGGTCGTGCTTTGCCGTCCTGCCGAAACTCCCACATGGCCATGTAACCGGCCACCTTTTTGTCAACGTATGTCCTCGCCTGTGGCTTCTTGCCCTTCATCCTCAGTTCAGCCGTGATCGACTTTCGCCCCTTGCCTGTCCGCATCTTTGGAGGCTCGCCGGGCTTGCTGGCCCCACTGCCTTCCTTGAAGTCTCCAAACGCCGCCCCGGATGTGTCAGCATCACCCGACAACGTCACCCGATTGAATTCTCGTTCCCTCGCCCTCTGATCCCGTCGTGCCTGCGTCGCCGCCTTCTTCTGCTGCCTCCGCCTGTCCCTCAGTGCCCGCTTCGTCCGTGTCACAAACTGCTTAGCGGCCTTGCGTGCTTTCCGTGCTTGCTTGACCGCTCGCCGTGTTTGTTTCGCAGCTCGTTTGCTGGCTCGAATCGCCGCTCTGCGTGCCCGCTTTGCGGTCTTCTTGCCAGCCCTTGCCAGTGTGTTGCTGGCCAGAAACTTTTCTGTCTTGCGTGCGACTCGCTGAATACGTTTTCGCGCGGCCTTGACTCGCTTCGCCACGGCTTTATTGGCCTTGGCTCGCAACTTTGCCACCGCACTTTTACGCCTCCGCCGTGCCACCGTTTGCGGCCTCCTGTTTCAGTCTTGCCCTCTCCTTCAGTTCTGCCCGCTTCTGTCGTGCTCGTGCATTCTTTCGGTCCCGTTCCTCGCGGCTCGGCCCCGTGAATTTTCGACTGACCATCTGCTGTGCAATCGACCGGCACAACTTCGCCGCGCGCTCGAGACTTTTGCCGGTCGCCGTCTCCAGTGACCGCATCAGCTCCGGCCTGCGGTCCTTCTTTTTGATTCTCACACTCATGTGTCACACCGGCTGCAAATCAGATAGGGCAAATCCACCCGATTGAACTGGTTTTCGACCCGATCAATCCGATAGTTCTCCCCGTCTGCATTTGTGACCGTGTCCGCCACGTTCACGTCTCTGAGGCTCTGCAGAATGCAGTAGTATTCCCCGGCCATTGCACGACGTTTGCCGGACTGTGTCGCGGATATCTCAGCACTTGACAGGAACCACTTCGCGCGGATCTGCGCCACCTCGGTATCAACAAACTGCCGCTCGGCCTTTGCCGGCCCTGTGGCTGCCCGTCGCTGCTTCAGTGTCACAAACTCAGACAACTGCAGGTGGCAATAAGACCGCTGCAAAGCCGTCTCTGCAGGATCTGTGAACATCACCACCCACGTTGTTGTCACGTTGCCCCGCTTGACTCGGAACGTGTCGCCCGCAGTCACTTGCGTGGTGCTGGCTGGCGTCCAGATATGTGCCCTCCTGATCGTCTGCCGCTCGGGCTGTTCAATCAGTCGGACAGTGCGAGGAATGACCACGTTTGCGGAATTCGTCCACGATGCCTGCTCACCGAGTTCATCGGTGTTCAGGATCGCGCAAACGTCTTCCGCAAATTGGTCTCTCAGGCTCATCGTGCGCGGCTCGGCTGAGGTGTGGCTGTGGCAGATTCTTCCAGCGTGATGAACTCACGACTGGCGAGATTCTGCACCATGACATCATCAACTTCGTTGACGGTCAGCGTGATCGGCTTACCGTCTGCAACTTCCAGAAATGCACCCGTTGAAAGACGGCTGCGGAAGTGTCGTTTGTTGGTTTCCTTGTGACGGCCTTCCGCCGCCTTCCCCAGTCCGATTTTGTATGTTGGCATTGCCCAAATCCTCCCGCCGAAAAGATGCTGCCACCGCATGGCGGATGCAGTGGCAGCCGCCGGCAGCCGTCGCTGCCGGCGTTGCTCAAATCAAACCGCCGTCATCAGGTCGTCAGCGTGCAAAGAATCGAAGTCCACCATGCGAAGTAACCGACGTTGTACCTAGCCTCGGTCATGAACTTCACGTCCTTGATTTCAAGGTCGTCAATGCCCTTCATCATTCGCGTCAACGGCTCGCGTCGCTGGAACACGAAAGGCTTCACGGCCTCGCCGGTCTTGAACAGGTACAGCTTGACATCGCTGGTCAGGTACGGGCTGGAAACGATGTTCGGACGATCGACAACAACGTTGCTGCTGTTGCTGATCAATTCCGATTCCAGCGCGTCATACACCAGATCCCGCAAGGCCAGCGGAACCAACAACGTCAGGTCATTCAAGCGGCCAACCGTCGGGCGGTTGTACAGCTTGCCCTGATCGTTCTTGAATGCCAGCATCGTCCGAATCATCTTCCGAATTGCGGTTTTGATTTCCGCAACGGTCGGTGCCGATGTGCTGGCAACAGTGCTGGTGATGTCGTTCGACTGGGTGCCCGAGTTGCCCCAGACATGATCCGTGTCGAAGAAGAACTGACCATCGAAACAGGCTGTGCTCTCGCCCTGTTCGAGCACAGAAAACCACAGCTCATCAGGATGATGCGCGGCCTCGATGCCCAACTGCTCAAGAACCGGCCCGTACTGCCCGAGGTTGTCGTCAGCAAGGTCGGTCTTCTTGATCAGCAGGCTGCTTTCCCAGTGCTTATTTTCAAGCACGAAATTCGCCGCCCGCAGTTCGGAAAACTGACGCTCGCCCAACCACTCACGCATCCCCGGCATGTTGCCGATCCATCCGTACTTCTCGGATGTCCGCACGCTGGATGCGTCGTAGCAGACAGACGGATAAAACGGAGTTGCTGCGGCCACTCGGTTGTCAAACTTCGCTGTCAGGTCTCGCAGCTTGACCTGTGCTGATGCAATATCAATGCCCATTTTGGTAGATCCTTTCAGTCACAGAAAAATCAGCCGAGAACGTCGATCATGACGTCCACCTGAGTGCTCGAAACATAATTGACTGCCCGGCCGATCCGGGAAGTGCTGGAACTGCTGGCGGTGATGGTGAAATTGTCTGACGCATAGATCAAATCTCCCGCAGTCGCCTGCGTGAAACTGGTGCCAGTCAGACGGAAAACGCCCTCAGTCCACAGCTCCACGACCTTGTCACCGGCACTGCCGCCGCTGTTGTCGCACTGCTGATACACGATGCCCGCAAACGCGTTCGCCCCGGCGTTGTCGTCATTGGTGACGTATCCAGTGGACGCATCCCAAAAGGCAATCGTGTTCTGATACAGGTTCACGGCTGCTGCTTTGCACTGGACGATATCGCCAGCGTCCTGCATTAACACCACCTGATTCGCTGTTACTGCCATCGCTCAATTCTCCTCACTTCTGAAGGTGTTCCAGACCGTCATCAATGCGACGGCTGCGGATGTACTGATCTTCTGAAACGCTCAGAAGGTGTTTGTGCTGTGCAAACTCCGCCCGGTACTTTGCGTTCGGGTCTGCCGGCGGTTCGGGTGCTGCGTCAAGAACGCTGCCCCGCTTGCCCATCAGATCCCTCAACGCCGCTTGTGTTTCCTCGACACTGAATCCAGCGTCCACAAACGTGTTGAATTTGTCGCCGCATCCGGCCAGGTCGCACAGTGCTCGGATTTTTTTGCAGCGTTCGCGCTCGACCTGTGCCAGGTCTGCGGTGCTGCTTGTTACGACTTCAGGCACGACATCGACGGCAGACAGATCGGCAACCGGCTGTGTTTCCACGGCTGGCTGTTCGGGCTGTTCAGGCGTCTCTGCAGGTGCCTGCGGCTCGGTTTCGTCAGCCATCGGCTGCTCTCCTCTGCTCGCGAAATAGCGGTCAAGAAATGAAGCAATGCGGCCCCTGACCACGTCGGGCGGTGCATCGCCAAAATATGTACTCAGCAGGGCAGTAGCCTGTGCTGGAAGGTCTCGCAAATCAGCCTCAAGCGAAAACATGCCGCCGCGTGTGGCTGCTGGATCATCAACCACGTCACCGGCTTTGATTGCCTGAAAACGCATCGGCCACATGCCACGCTCTGACTTTGGCTTCGTGTCGTTCGCAGCTGTAAACGCCTGCAGGTCTCCCTGGTCAAGCTTCGT